ATCCAATAAAATTACTCATGATTGGGGAGACACTCTTGATCAAGGAAACACTTCAGCTTATTTTGCAGGAGCGTTTAGTGATTCGGGTGCAAATGGAATTATGACTGCTAGTTTTTCCTCAGGAGCCGATGGATATAGTGCTACAGCTTCAGATGAAATTAGTGCTTATAGTTATTTCAAAGATCCTGCAAAAATAGATGTTTCTTTATTAATTTCAGGCGAAGCATCAAATACTTTATGCACATATTTGATCAATGAAATTGCAGAGTCTAGAAAAGATTGTGTTGTATTTATTTCTCCTGAAGAAGCAGATGTTGTTAACAAAGAAGGATCTGAAATAACAAACGTGGTTGCTAGAAGAAATGCAATGCCAAGTACAAGTTATGCTGTTATGGATGGAAGTTACAAATACATATTTGACAGATACAATTCTATGTATAGGTGGATTCCAATGAATGCTGATGTTGCTGGAATCTGTGCCCAAGCAGATAATGTTAATCCCTATGTTTCACCTGCGGGATTTACAAGAGGAAATATAAAAGGTGCAGAATTTTTAGCATATGTCCCAAATAACGCAGAAAGAGATGATTTGTATACAAATGGAATTAATCCAATAGCATCATTTCCTGGAAAAGGCAAAGTTTTATTTGGCGATAAAACATTGTTAGCAAGACCATCATCTTTTGATAGAATTAATGTGCGTAGACTTTTTATTATTCTAGAAAAAGCCATAGCAAATGCCGCTGAAAATTTATTGTTTGAATTTAATGATGATTTTACACGATTAAATTTTGTTTCTATGGTTGAACCCTTTTTAAGAGATATTCAAGGACGAAGGGGAATAGAAGATTTTAAAGTAATTTGTGACGGCACAAATAATACACCTGTGGTTATAAATAGAAATGAGTTTAGAGGCGATATTTTTATCAAGCCCACTAAATCAATTAATTTCATTGGATTAAACTTTGTCGCAGTAGCTTCAGGAGTTGAATTTTCTGAAGTGGTTAACGCAATTTAAGGAGAAAATAAATGGCATTTAATATAACAGCCTTCAGAGATGGGATGCACTATGATGGACAAAGAGCAAATTTATTTGAGGTAACACTTACTAATGTACTTACAGGGACTGCCTTTAATGGTACTGACTTGAAATTGTTTGCTAAAGGAACATCAATACCTGGCGCCACAATTGGAACAGTTATAGTTCCTTATTTTGGTAGAGAAGTTAAGTTAGCTGGAAATAGAACTTTTCCAGAATGGACTATAACGGTTCTTAATGATGAGAATTTTACTATAAGATCACAATTTGAACAGTGGATGGACCATATAAATTCTCATTCGGGCAATATACGGGCAACTCAGGCTTCTGGAACACCATCACTCTCGTATACTTCAACAGGAACAGTTGACCAATTCAGCAAAGGAGCGGGTCAGAAAAAGTCTGCAAGCTATTCATTTATAAATATGTTTCCAACTGATCTTTCAGAAATTACCCTTGATTGGGGCGATAATGATACCATTGAAGAATATACTGTAACTTTTGCTTATGATTATTGGACCCGGGTCGCAACCACCAAAGGTACTGGAAAAGGTACAGGTGCGAAAGCCATCACTGTAGGCTCTGCAACATAAAGCGCCTTAATCTCAATTTTCTGATTTTGCGAGTGAATAAATATAAATTAGTATTGTATTATTTTATTTAACTCGCATTCAGGAAATATTATGCCTATTGAACTGTTCGGTTTTTCAATCGGAAAAAAAGAAAAGAAAAACGTAAAAGCCCAAACCTTTGCTGAACCAGAATATGAAGATGGTTCATTAACAGTAGCATCTGGTGGTGCTTATGGAACATATGTCGATACAGAAGGAGCTATAAAAAGCGAATCTGAATTAATAAACAGATATCGTGATATGGGTCTTCAAGCAGAAGTAGAAAATGCTATTGATGATATTATTAATGAAGCAATTGTAGCCTCAAAAGAAAAACCCCTCGTAAGAATTAATGTAGATAATTTAAATGTTTCTGAGCCTATTAGAGACAAAATAAGACTAGAATTTAAACAAATAAGTAAACTTTTAGATCTACAAAATTTAGGACATGATGTTTTTAAAAGATGGTATATTGATGGTAGAATTTATTATCATGTTATTGTTGATGAAAACAATATGGAAAAAGGTATTCATGAATTAAGAGTATTAGATCCTAGAAAAATAAAGAAAATTCGAGAAAAGAAAAACGACAGACAGCCTGACGGTAAAACAAAAACCACCGTCACGGAATATTATGTTTATAATCAAAAAGGAATATATCAATCACAGGGGCAGACAATGGGTACTGCTTTTACAAGTGCCGCCACTGGTTTAAAAATATCTCCTGATGCGATTGTATATACACATTCAGGACTGATGAACAGTACACGTACATTAGTTTTGTCCTACCTACACAAAGCAATCAAACCATTAAATCAATTAAGAATGATCGAGGATTCTCTCGTAATTTATCGTATTTCACGAGCCCCAGAGAGAAGAATTTTTTATGTTGATGTTGGAAATTTACCTAAGTTAAAAGCAGAACAATACATGCGTGACTTAATGGCAAGATATAAAAACAAACTTGTATATGATGCTCAAACAGGTGAAGTTAGAGATGATAGAAAACACATGTCAATGCTTGAAGATTATTGGATGCCACGAAGAGAGGGTGGAAGAGGAACAGAAATTACTACTTTGCCTGGTGGTGCAAATCTTGGAGATATTGAAGATGTATTATATTTTCAGAAAAAACTTTACAAATCTTTAGGTGTTCCTATTTCAAGACTTGAATCAGAAGCAAATTATACGATTGGTCGTGCTACTGAAATTTCAAGAGATGAAGTTAAATTTACACGTTTTGTTAATAAACTTCAAAGCAGATTTAGTTTAATGTTTGATGAAATGATGGAAAGACAATTAACCCTCAAGGGCATAATGTCTAAAGACGATTGGAAAAATATTAAAAATGAAATATTTTATGAATTTGAAAATGATAGTCATTTTGCAGAAATAAAACAGAGTGAACTTATGCAAGATAGATTAAACATTTTAAGAGATTTACAAGATTATGCTGGAAAATATTGGTCGCATGAATATATTAGAAAGCATATTTTAATGATGACTGATGATGAAGTTAAAACTAATGATGAACAAATTCAAAAAGAGATGGATGATCCTAGATTTTCGGGAGAAGAAGATATGCAGTTCAATTCTGTAGAAATAGATACAAACAATAAACAAAATATCAATGAAAATATTGATAAGAAAATTGAAGAAAAGTTTGAATCAGCGAAAAAAGAGAATGATATTAAAGATAAAGTAAATGATATTCTTTTTTCTGTTTTAGAAGATGATGAAAAATTTGTAGATTGATCCTCAGGTGGGTGCAGAGATATAAATGAAAGATGATCAAAAAGAGTCTAAAGACTTAGATTTAAGTAAGGTTCTAGCAACTTCTCTTGCTTATACTAAAAAACAATTAAAAAAGACTAAAGACGAACTGGTTGAGGGTGTAAAAGAAATTTTAGATCCTGTTACTGGTGAAAAAGTCAAAGTTCTTGAGATTAAGGGTACTGAAGGATCCAAGGGCGAAAAGGGTGAAAGGGGCTCTGCAGGAGAATCAGGCTCTAAAGGAGAACCAGGAGAAGCAGGAAGAATTGGTCCACAGGGTGTTCTGGGTCCTCAGGGAGATCTAGGAGATACTGGTCCTATAGGTCCAAAAGGAGACCAAGGAGAGCCAGGCGATGATGCTGATGTCACTAAACTTGCAAAAGAGTTAGATAATTTCAAAGCAGTTGTTAAGAAAGTTAGCAAAAAAGCCACTCAAACTGCACAAAAAGTAGCTGGAGGAGCCGGTTGGGGTGAATCTGGAGGTGGCGGAGGAGGAGATACTTCTTCGGGATCTGCGGGTTCATCTGGAGTTGATGGAACATTTTTAGGTACTCATGGAACTTCTGGCTCTTCTGGAGATACAGGAACTTCTGGATCTGCTGGAACTGCTGGAACTTCTGGGTCTTCGGGTTTAACTTATGCTTCATCTGGATCTGCTGGATCTACAGGAACTTCTGGAAGTGCGGGATCGTCTGGACAAGATGGTGGTTCTCATATTCATACTCAATCTATAGCATCATTTGTCTGGTTAATAAATCACAATTTAGGCGTTAGACCTTTAAATATTGAAGTTGTAGATTCTAATTACAATGTAATTGTCCCAGAAACTATTCAATTTACAGATTCTAATAATGTAAAAATAATATTTGATTCTTCTGTTGCAGGTTGGTGTTCAGTAACTTTTGGAGAAGGATCTTCTGGAACTTCAGGGTCTTCTGGAACTGCAGGCTCTTCTGGACTAACATATGCTTCATCTGGTTCTTCGGGAAGCGCAGGAAGTGCTGGTTCTGCAGGAAGTGCTGGTTCTGCTGGCTCTGCAGGAAGTGCTGGCTCTGCTGGAAGTGCTGGTAGCTCAGGAAGTGCTGGATCGTCTGGTTCTGCTGGAAGTTCTGGATCTGCTGGAAGTGCTGGTTCTGCAGGAAGTGCGGGATCATCTGGATTAGACGGAACTTCTGGTTCTTCGGGAAGTGCTGGAAGCGCAGGAAGTGCTGGTTCTGCTGGTTCTTCTGGTATCTCAGGAAGTGCTGGATCGTCTGGTTCTACTGGAAGTTCTGGATCTGCTGGAAGCGCAGGAAGTGCTGGTTCTGCAGGAAGTGCTGGATCTTCTGGTTCAGATGGAAGTTCAGGAACTTCAGGAAGTTCTGGTACAGTTGGTACTTCAGGATCATCTGGACAAGATGGCGGTTTTGGCGGTGCTTCATTTGCATATCGTTATAATACAGATCAATCAACGGATGATCCAGGCACAGGTAAATTAGCATTTACATTAACTTCTGGTACTTTTACATATCCCAATACTGCTAATAGATTAAGAATAAGTGATACCGATCAAGATGGTACAACAATAGATTCTTTCTTACAGACAATCGATGATGTTGCTTTTAGTGATCCAAAAGGCCATTTTCGGGTTTATGATAAATCAGCTCCTGAAGATTTTTTCTTATATGGTATCAATGGATTTGACACTACAAATCCTTCATGGTATTATGTAAATGTTACATTTTTAGACTCTTCATTAAATAATTTTCAAAACAATACTGAACTTGTTGCATCATTTGCGAGAACTGGTGATTCTGGAACTTCTGGTTCTACTGGATCTTCTGGATCGTCTGGACTAACATATGCTTCATCTGGATCTGCAGGATCTTCTGGACTAACATATGCTTCATCTGGTTCTTCTGGATCTGCTGGTAGTTCAGGAACAACAGGACTGACCGGATCTTCTGGCTCATCTGGAAGTGCTGGATCTGCAGGAAGTGCAGGATCTTCTGGACAAGATGGTGGTTCTTTTATTCATACTCAAGCTGTAGCCTCCAATGTTTGGTTGATAAATCACAATTTAGGAACTAGACCGATAAATCTTGAAGTTGTCAATAGCAATTATGATGTAATTTATCCAGAATCAGTTAATTATATAGATTCAAATAATGTAAAAATAATCTTTGCTTCTACAATTTCTGGTTGGGCGGCATTAACTTTTGGAGAAGGAAGTTCTGGAACATCTGGATCTTCTGGATTAACTTATGCTTCATCTGGCTCTGCTGGCTCTGCTGGAAGTGCTGGCTCCGCTGGTTCTGCTGGTTCTGCAGGAAGTGCTGGTTCATCTGGTTCTGCTGGAAGTTCTGGTTCTGCTGGAAGTTCTGGCTCTGCTGGCTCTACTGGAAGCGCAGGAAGTGCAGGAAGTGCTGGTTCATCTGGTTCTGCTGGAAGTTCTGGCTCTGCTGGAAGTTCTGGTTCTGCTGGAAGTTCTGGCTCTGCTGGCTCTACTGGAAGCGCAGGAAGTGCAGGAAGTGCTGGTTCATCTGGTTCTGCTGGAAGTTCTGGCTCTGCTGGAAGTTCTGGTTCTGCTGGAAGTTCTGGCTCTGCAGGAAGCGCAGGAAGTGCTGGCTCATCTGGAAGTTCTGGTTCTGCAGGAAGTTCAGGATCATCTGGACAAGATGGTGTTTTTGGTGGGGCGGCTTTCGAATATGATTTTGAAAATACATCGTTTACAGGAGCTCCAAGTGATCCTGGTGTTGGTAGAGTTGAAGTAGGAATTGATACTGGAACTGCTCCAACAGATTTTTCTACAGTTGACAGAATTTCTATAAGCGAATCTGATGTAAACGGAACATCAACAGAGAGTTTTTTACAGCAAGTAGCAACATCATCTTCTGCGATTAGAGGACATGTAAGACTTCATCAAAAATCAGAGCATGATCAATATGTAATGTTTACGATTTCGGAGGTTACTGATCTAACAGACTTTCATGAAATAGAAGTTTCAAAAATTGGTGGACAAAATGCATTTTTTCCTGACAATCAAGACATAGTTGTTACATTTGCAAGAACTGGTGATGTTGGTACATCTGGAAGTTCTGGATCGTCTGGACTAACTTATGCTTCATCTGGATCTTCTGGATCTGCTGGAAGCGCAGGAAGTGCTGGTTCTGCAGGAAGTGCTGGATCATCTGGACAAGATGGTAGTTCTTTTTTACATTCACAAACTGTAGCTTCAGCGGCTTGGGTAATACCCCATAATTTAGGATTGAGAGTTGTAAATGTAGAAGTTACGGATGAGTGGTATAATTCAATTTATCCAGAATCAATTCAATTTATAGACAATAATACTGTAAAAATAGTATTTACTTCTGCGATAAAAGGATATGTCGCATTAACTTATGGAGAAGGAACTTCAGGATCTTCTGGAACTGCTGGATCTTCAGGATTAACATATGCTTCATCTGGTTCTGCTGGCTCTGCTGGAAGTTCAGGAAGCGCAGGATCGTCTGGGCTTTTACACCTAAATAATTCTGCAGAAGATCGTTTAATTTCTATTAATGCTGATACTATTACTGGTGATGCAGAAGCAAATTTAACATTTGATGGTAATGAATTAAGCGTGACTGGTAAAACATTTTTGGTAGGTACAAGCGGAACAACTGGATTTGTACAGATGTCTCAAAGAGATGATGTTTCTGGAAATAAACCTACTTTGTCTGCGGGTCAATCTGCAGTTTTTTCAAGTTCTTCGGGGGCAGGAGGAACAGGTATATATTTTAGACAAGGAACTGATGATCCCGATGAATTAGTTTCACGCAAAAAAGCAATAACTTATGGATTAATATTCTAATATGTCAATCGAAACAAATTTAATAGCGAGTACATCATCCGCAACTCCTACTACGGTTTATACTTCATCAGGAGAATCTGCTGTTACAACAATATTTTTTTGTAATACAGATGCTTCAAATATAGATGTAACGGTATGGATTGTTCCTAGTGGCGACACTTTGGGTGATGAACATACGATAATGAAGGAATTAACAATAAATGCAACTGATACTTTTGCTTTTGGAAGCGAGAGAATCTTGATGGGTGCAAGTGACACTATTCAAGCAATTGCTGATACAATAAACAAAGTTTCAGTGGTAATTAGTTATACGAGTATTTAATGGCATTATTTCTTAAAGGCGAACACGCTGAATTTAGTATAAAAACTTATCTGAACAACTCTTCAGGTTCTGCAGGAAGTGCTGGTTCTGCTGGAAGTACTGGATCTTCTGGAAGTGCTGGCTCCGCTGGTTCATCTGGTTCTGCTGGTTCGTCTGGTTCTGCTGGTTCGTCTGGTTCTGCTGGAAGTTCAGGAAGTGCTGGATCTGCTGGCTCTGCAGGTAGTGCAGGATCTTCGGGATTGACTTATGCTTCATCTGGATCTGCTGGTTCTGCTGGAAGTGCTGGTTCTGCTGGTAGCGCAGGAAGTGCTGGATCATCTGGACAAGATGGTGGTTCTTTTATTCATACACAATCTACGCCTGCACTTGTTTGGTTAATACCTTATAATTTAAATACTAGACCCGTAAATATTGAAGTTGTAGATACCAATTACAATGTAATTTTTCCAGAATCAACTCAATACATAGATTCAAATAATGTAAAAATAATATTTTCTACGGCAACAGCCGGATGGGCGGCAATAACTTTTGGAGAAGGAAGTTCTGGAACATCTGGATCGTCTGGACTAACATATGCTTCATCTGGATCTTCTGGAAGTGCTGGTTCTTCGGGAAGTGCAGGAAGTGCTGGTTCTGCTGGAAGTGCTGGATCTGCAGGAAGCGCAGGAAGTGCTGGTTCTGCTGGAAGTGCTGGATCTTCTGGCTCTGCAGGAACTTCTGGTTCTTCTGGAAGTGCAGGAAGTGCTGGCTCTGCTGGATCTGCTGGAAGCGCAGGAAGTGCTGGTTCTGCTGGAAGTGCTGGATCTTCTGGCTCTGCAGGAACTTCTGGTTCTTCTGGAAGTGCAGGAAGTGCTGGCTCTGCTGGATCTGCAGGAAGTGCTGGTTCTTCTGGCTCTTCGGGAACTACTGGAACTTCTGGAACTGCAGGATCATCTGGACAAGATGGAACTTTTGGTGGTGCATCTTTCGAATATGATTTTGAAGTTACGACATTTACAGGCGCCGCAAGTGATCCAGGTGCTGGTAGAGTTGAAGTAGGAATTGATACTGGATCTGCGCCTACTGATTTTTCTACAGTTGATAGAATTTCTATAAGTGAAGTAGATGTAAATGGAACATCAACTGAAAGTTTTTTAACTCAAGTACAAACAGCATCTTCTGCAATTAAAGGTCATGTAAGAATTCATCGAAGATTAGTTTCAAGTGAATATGTAATATTTACAATTTCAGAGGTTACTAATTACACAGATTTTCAAGAGATAGAAGTTTCAAAAATTGGAGGACAAAACACCTTCTTTGCTGATGATGAAGATATAGTTGTTACATTTGCAAGAACTGGTGATGCAGGAACTTCTGGAACTTCTGGTTCATCAGGTAGTGCTGGAAGTGCTGGTTCTGCTGGATCTTCTGGAAGTGCTGGATCTACTGGTTCTGCTGGAAGCGCAGGAAGTGCTGGTTCTGCTGGTTCTGCTGGAAGTGCTGGCTCTGCAGGAAGTTCTGGTTCTACTGGTTCTGCTGGATCTGCTGGTTCTGCTGGTTCTGCTGGAAGTGCTGGATCTGCGGGTTCTTCTGGACTAACATATGCTTCATCTGGATCTTCTGGAAGTGCTGGCTCTGCTGGAAGTGCTGGATCTTCTGGAAGTGCAGGAAGTGCTGGTTCTGCAGGATCTTCTGGTTCTGCTGGAAGCGCAGGAAGTGCAGGATCATCTGGAAGTGCAGGAAGTGCTGGTTCTGCAGGATCATCTGGACGAGATGGTGGTTCTTTTATTCATACACAATCTACGCCTGCACTTGTTTGGCTGATAAATCACAATTTAGGAACTAGACCTCTAAATATTGAAGTTGTAGATACCAATTACAATGTAATTTTTCCAGAATCAACTCAATACATAGATTCAAGTAATATAAAAATAATTTTTACTACCGCACAAGCAGGATATGTTGCAGTAACTTTTGGAGAAGGAACTTCTGGTTCTGCTGGAACTTCTGGACTAACATATGCTTCATCTGGATCTTCT